CGACGAAAGTGCATCTCTTCAACTGACATGTTTGCATTAGTTGCCATGCCAAGAGCTGCACCGACGATCTCTTTCTCCATGACCTCTTCGATGTAAGTCCATCCGCGAGAGGTCTTGAGTGTTGCTAGTCCCTTATGAAGGGTTTCATGTTTACGTGACATTTAATTAACCTTAGAGTTTTTACTTGCGGCCCTTACCTCTGCCGCCCATTACTGGCTTAAACTTTTTGCTCGCGCTGGGCTTCTTCTTACTTCCAGCGTTCTTAGTTACTCTCTTGCGTCCCATTGCCATTGTCGTATTCCTCTCTTGCTAGTCTTCGTTTAAGTAGGTGCTCAATCTCTTCTGGGTGAGCACGTAGGTAGTACCTCTTAGCCTCAAGCTGTCTGCTTGCATCATCAAGCTCGGTTAGCCTCTGAATGAATATCAAGGCATAAGGCTCATCGACGAGAGGCGTACATTCCTCTTCATCATCTATAAATTCTGGGTCGGGGTCGTCCGGGTGAAAGCCAATAAACCAGAGGTTACGCCGGGAAAACTTTTTCTCGGAGTTCAGCCTGTCCAAGTCCTCGTGCATTTCTTTTGCTGTCATCGACGGGCTTAACTCGTAGTGGATGACAATGCTTTTGTCCTTGGGGAAATTTCTTGATGTTCTCTGTATGTTTGAGTAGCCCCAACCAAAACCGCTTTCAATGTCTACTTTGTCTGAGACAATAGCTTTCGATGCGTAAGGGCAGGCAGGCATACCAGAGAATTGAGGGTGGACGGTGGACAAAGCATTAACTGCCCAGACACGAAGTTCCTCGCGGATTAAATCTTTCATTCGCCTGTGGTGTAGACGTTTACTGCCAGAGCAGTGGCAATAGCGGCCAGAACAAGCGTTGTTAAAAACTTAGCGACTGTCTGGCCAACGGCCTTTTTTACTTCTCGCCACCCATCGAGAAGGTCTCTCAGCTCATGTACGTCATGAATAGCTTCTTCATCAGAAAGGCCAACGTCGGCAAGCGCCTTCTTTGCGCCTTTCTCCGCTGCCGCTTCAAGCATTAACTTGAATTCTTCTGATTTTATATCCATAGCAGATTGTCGCTTTAGGGTTACAGGGTTGTCGTCCTACTTTAATTGGGGGCCGATAAACCAAGTCACGATGCTGTGGCGTGTACCTGATGTAACGGGAGTCACTTGGTGCATTCTGAATGAGGGAAATACCAGTATTGATCCTTGCTCTTTAAATCCCTCTACAGTCTCCCCTTCACCGTCCTCGTTGATGAAGTGAAACTCTCCACCCTCATAGTCTTCGGGTTTGTTTAGCTGAATTACTAGGCTCAATTTGCGCATACCGTCAGCGAGGGCGAAGGTATCCATGTGAGGCTTGTAGTGTTCGCCAATGCCATAGCGAGTGAATTGAATGCCGTCTTGTCCAGTAGCATCAAACTGCCATGCTTGTTCGTTGGCCAGCTTGCCGTACATGTTTGTGATTGCGCTAATCCAGTGGATAGGTGGAACCCAGCCGACCTTTGAGCGACGAACATCCTCGTTGACTTCTCCGCCAGCAATACCGTCCTCCAGCTTCTGAGAGTTCCCGCAGTCTATGATGAGGTCGCAAAGACCCTTGTCTAACTCACCAGTCCAGAGCCAGTACTCAGGGTCTAGGATCATTTGTAGACGAGCGCGACGATGGTGTCACCGTGGGCGGTGAACGTGGCTTCATCCGAGCGTAGCTCGATAAAATCTTTTGCATTAAACGAAGAGCCAGAAATGTCAGCGCCTGCATGAATTGGAATGATAAGACAGTGGTCTCCTCGTTTTTCTATAGTGATGGTTTCCCCCGCTCGGACAGGACGAACTAGGCGGCTCCAATTTGGTTCGTCATTAGGTAGGTCTTGAGGCATTAGGCAGTGCAGTGAAGCCCCTGATTGAAGCACCTCAAAGCCAAGCGATCTTTCATAAGGCTGGTAAGACCATTTAGTTGGTTGCCAGTCTGTTTGATCCCAGTATCTTGAGCCATCAATGTAGGCGTGAACCTTCATCTCCTCACTATCAAAAACAAAACGGGTCACAAAGAAAGGCTCTGTTCCTTCCATTGCACTTTGAACTTCTGCCATATCAGCTTCTGGTTCACAGTGAGATGTGTAACAAAGGTGCTCACCTGAAGGGACATTAGGGCTGATGGTCGCAAAACACCAAGGCCATCGAGAGTGATATACATGGTCAGTGTCATCATGCTTTACGCTTGTAGACCTATCAAAGAAAGTTGTTAGTTCTTTTGCGGTGTAGCTCAGCGTCTTGCCAGCAGGCATATCGAGAGACTCGCTTAAAGTAAAGACACCATTTTTAAGGAGGAGGGGGAAGGCGTGCTCTGAAAGCAAGTCTCTATCTGACATTAGACTACTCCAGTCGTGATCTGAGCATCTCCAGAGTAACCAATAAGGTCATCAACATTGTCAGGGACTGGCGGGATAATTTCTGGGGATTCAACGTCTCGTATTGCAACTTCAATAGCTAGTTTTGTACGGGCAGAATCTATCGAGTTGCCAGACTTTATGACAGGAACAAGTATTTTTTTGGTCGTTCCTGCAACTGGATAGGTTACAAGGTACTCCATTGTGTCTGCATCGTATGCAGCGATTCTGTAGCTGATAGAACTCATTTTCTCTCCCACATAGTTTCACGATAAAGGCTTGGATGAGATGAGCGTTTATCTCTAGTTTTTTGGAGATGCACCAACTCTTTTTTGTTCATAGCCCTTATCTCTGCCGTCTTCTCCATACCCCTCTTAAAAGGTATGGCCTGCGCAATAGGATAGCCCCGAGGCAATAATATGGTCGTCCCTCTCTGCTTTATGAAGGATGGGAAGTTCACATACTCAAAGTACTTGTCTGTCTCAACGATGCCGCTCATGCACTCGATAATGTTGTTCTCACGGTTGAGAGGGGGAACGAAAAGTGTTGACCATCCGGGAGGGGTTTTCAGGTGCCAGTAGTTTAGGAACTTGAGGGGTGGGGACGGCAATCCGTGATGCCCTTTGATTTGAAAGTTTTCATGCGGCTCGATCACACCACGAGTAAAATCTGTCCTCCAGTCCACGCCGCTGCCGTCCTCGTTGACTACGATTTCTATTTCGGCAGGCGTAACCATGAGGTAGCCTGAGACCATCGCGTCAAGAAAGGGTGGACATCTTTTAATGGTTCGGTAGGGCCAGACTTCGGAGTCGTCTTTGTCCTCGTGCTGGAAGTTTTTTAGCTTCTTGAACCAGTCGGGTATATGGGATCGAGCAGGCTTTGGTTCAGGGATAATTCCGTAAAGCTCGGGTTCAGTTGTAAAGGTTACTTTAGATTTACTTAATATCATTGTCTCTCGAACGTAATGGTAACAGTGCCTGATGACACAGTGACTGGGATAGCCTGCTGTGCCTGAGTCACTGTTATACTTTGGTTCGAGTAGCTTGTCGTCCCGCCCGCGTTACCGGATCCGCCTGCGTTTCCTGCCTTTCCTGACCAGTTGCTTGGTGCGGCATTGCCGGGGTTTCCTGAACCTCCACCAGTGCCTGCGCTGCCTGCGTTTCCGTTAGCCCCAGAGTTTCCGGCATTCCCGTTAGTTGCGCCATTTCCGTTGTTGCCGGGGTTTCCGTTTGATCCAGCGTTACCGGGATTTCCTGATCCACCGCCGTTTGCGCCGTTACCGTTGTTGCCGTAAGAGCCTACGTTGCCAGAAGCACCTGAGTTGCCAGAGTTGCCCGGGTTTCCATTGTTGCCTCTTCCTCCTCGACCACCGCCTGCTACGTTGTTCAAGCCTCCAGTCCCACCATTACCATAGTTGTAGGCGTTGGAGTTGCCGTCAGGACTTCCTGTAGCACCTACACCAACATTATTGTTTGTGGCGGGGAATCTCCCTCCACCTTGGCCTCCGCCGCCTCTCGCGCCACCGTTCCCTCGATTTCCTCTGGCTCCGTTGTTGCCCGCGTTTCCTGATGATCCGGGATTGCCGGGATTTCCTGCGTTTCCTCGTGCGCCACCGTTTCCGCGAACACCATTGTTTCCAGAGTTGCCCGGGTTTCCAGCGTTGCCTGCACTTCCTCCATTGCCGCGAACACCGTTGTTTCCGGGGTTTCCGGAGTTTCCGGGATTGCCCGGAGTTCCGCCGTTGCCGCCGGTGCCACTTGGCCCTGCCGCACCAGCATTACCTCTTGCGCCAGCGCTTCCTGCTGCTCCGCCTGCGAAGTTTGCGTAGTTGCCGAAGGTTGTTGCCGCGCCTGCATTACCGTTGCTTCCGGGATTTCCATTGGAGCCTGCGTTACCTGTAGAGCCGGGATTGCCTGCACTACCATTATTGCCTGCGTTTCCTGCTGTGCCGCTGTTGGCTCCGTTGCCGTTACTGCCTACGTTGCCAGAGTTGCCATTGTTACCTGAGTTGCCTGATGTAGCGCCGTTACCATTGGAGCCTACGTTTCCGGGGTTGCCGTTAGCTCCTGCTCCACCGGGGTTTCCGTTGTTTCCGAATCCGCGTCCATTGCCGTTGTTGCCATAGTTTCCAACTGGGCCGTTATTACCCGCGTTTCCCGGGGTTCCAGAGAGGCCAGCGCCACCGCCAGCGCCGCCATTGCCCCGGTAAGGGCCGCCTGCGGCGTTGCCGGGATTGCCCGGGGAGGCGTTCTTAAAGAAGACTGACCAGCCGCCACCACCACCTCCCCCGGGGCCGCCAGCCACGCCGGGGTTTCCGGGGTTGCCAGCATTGCCTGCGCCTCCGCCGTTGCCTCGGTTTCCTCGCGCACCATTGCTTCCGGAATTTCCTGAGTTGCCGGGGTTTCCTGAGTTTCCTGCTGAGCCACCGTTACCACGGACGCCATTATTCCCCGCGTTTCCGGGGTTGCCCGCGTTTCCTGCATTGCCTCTCGCTCCGGCATTTCCCGCGACACCCGGATTTCCCGGATTGCCAGCAGTGCCTTGATTGCCGGGATTGCCTGAGTTACCGGGATTCCCTGAATTACCGGACGAGCCTTTAGCCTGCACCGTTACCTTTGAGATTCCGGGCGGTAGATTAAAAGTACCCGAGGACGAGAGTGTTACCGTCCCCCCGGGAAATAGTGGGTCTGCTTTGAGAGCGGTTCCAAGGAAAGGCATTTAGGACACCTTGATAGCTAGTTCGATAAAGTCGCTAGGTAAGTCTGATGCCTGAACTGCGTAATTTTGTTTGCGATAGCTGTCAGAGCCATCATCTGCTTCCCAGATAACAATGTCGTAAATAATTAGAGGTGTTTCAGAGAAGATAACTGGCTCTTCGTCTTCATCTCTAAACCATGTAGATAAGGCGGCTAGGCTTTCTGTTGGATCTTCATACTGTAAGTCAGTGAACTGAATCGCTCGAGTATCTAGCCATGCACGCATCTGAGATGTCGCTAACTGCCCGACTTTTCCGTAGAGATGAATATTGTCATAGCGAACAGGAGTGGTCATTGTTAAGCCTCATAGAATGACAGTGAAACATAAATTGTTGTGGAGCCCTTCACCATCAGCGCAGTGTAAATAGTTTCCTTGTTAGCGGAGGTATTTACTGCTGGCTGTGTGGACGAACTGTTGTACTTGATTGAGTAGCCAGAGGGGGCGGCGAAGGTAAATGTTCTTCCGCCTGTGCCGTCTTGTTTAACGAAGATGGTTATTGTTCTCGCTGAACCAGCAGGGAGTTCGTCAGTGTCAGGCAAAGTGACTGTTGTGTCTCCAACCAAGGTGTATCGCACATTGTTGGTTGCGTCAGGAATTGTTTGAGCGCCTGTGACGCTAGTGTTTGTTGCGATGGTTTCTTGGAAATTCTCTAGGGTGACATCAGTGACTTTGTTGTTATCGAAGTCAATGTCACCCGTCATGGTGCCGCCAGCAAGCGGCAACTTGGCGGCGATAGCATTGTTAGTTGTCGTTGCGAAGTTGGAGTCATCGCCTAGCGCAGCGGCCAACTCGTTTAGAGTGTCCAGAGCAGCGGGTGCGCTGTCCACGACATTTGCTACAGCCGTGTCCACGTATGTTTTGTTTGCGGCATGTCCGTTTGCTGTTGGGTTTGGAACTGTTATCGCAGTGGTTGTGGACGCGCCAATGTCAGCAATGGTCTGAAGGTTTAGTGTGGTCGGCACAAACGAGGACGAGCCAGTGTTGTAGACAAGGCCTTGGTTTGCTGTCGGAGTGGTTGCTGCGACATTGGATAGGTCGCCAATCGCTACGTTAGCGAAACCAGCGGAGCTTACAAACGATGATCCGTTGTAAACCTTCATTGCATTTACAGATGTGTCGTACCAAAGGTCGCCTGTTGTGACACCACTAGGGGCTGACGCACTAATAAAGTAGGTCGTGGCAAAGGTGTTCACATTGGTAATGTTGGTTGCGACCGTGTTCACGTTTGAGATTGAGCCCGCAACTGTGGTTACGTTGCTGTTGTTTCCTGATACAGCAGACACGTCACTGGATATACCAGCAACTGTTGTTACGTTGGAACTGATTCCTGCAACTGTGTTTATGTTTGCATTGTTGCCTGCAACTGTTGTGATGTTGCTGTCGATGCCTGCAACCGTGTTTACGTTTGCAATAGAGCCTGCAACAGCTCCGATTGTGTCGGTGCCTGTAAGATTTGTTGCGACAGTGCCAATGTCTGTTGCGTCTCCTGCTACTGCTGTTACGTTGGCTGAGATTCCTGCGACAGTGTTTACGTTGGCGATGTTTGTTGAAACTGTGCCGATGTCTGAGGCATCGCCTGCGACAGCCGTTACGTCTGATGCAATGCCAGCAACTGAGGTTACGTTTGCGGAGATTCCGCCAACAGTGTTTACGTTAGCGATGTTGGTTGCAACGGTGTTGATGTTTGATATGCCGGTAGCAACGGTTGTGACGTTGGCGCTGGTTGCCCAGTATTTCGCTGAGTAGTTTGTGCCGTCCACAGTACCACTGGTTTTGATTGCCCACTCAGAGGCGGCTCCCTTGCCAGCGGTATCAGTGATTCCTGTGCCGCCTATGGCCCATGCCTTTGCTGAGTAATCTGATCCTGATACAGCGCCATCAACTTTGTTTGCGTAGTTCTTTACGAGAGTGCCATCAATAATCTTCAGGAACTTGCTTGCATCTGGTGTTGCATTAGAGGATGTGTGGGCAACCGTACAGAGGAATGTGTCTTGGTCTTTGGTTGCAATGTCGAGAACTTTGTATGCGGTTGATGTGGCATAGGTGCCGCGTGCATTAAAGATTTCGATGCCAGAGTCAACATAGCTGTTTGCTGTTCCCACTCGGACTTGTAACTTGTTGTTGTCTGTCGTGAGCACCCTTACAGAAAAGATCGTCGGGTCAAAGATGCCTGTCGATGCGTTAAAGATGTCGCCAAGCATTTGAGCGATAGTGCGGTCGCCTAGCTCGGCATTCTCCATATAGGTGTCGAGGATGTGCTCGCCAGTCTTTGCGGAGACGAATCTTAGTTGCTCACTTGTTGGGCGTGTAATAGCCATTAGATGTTCACCTTGAGGTTAGCCACTTCGATTTCGAGGTCGCGGACTTGCTTCTGTAGCTTCACGATTGTCTTGGCGTTGGTTGCGCCCCAATCAGTAGTGTTGAGATCGACCTGATTAAAGACGGCGTGGACATAGTTCACGATGTCAGTATCTAGATCGGGCTCCATTGCTGCTGCGAGTGCGTTTATCGTGTTAGCCATTTTGCATCCTCTGTTTCTCGCTCATCGGAATAAGGTTTCCTTTCTGAGCTTCACGTTCGATTTGTTCCTGCGGCGCAACACTTGCTCCACGCATTTTCTCCATAAGGGCGATTTGCTGACTAGGTGAGTTACCCTGTTGCTTCTCTTCCTCGGAGATGCGGAACTGGTCTAGGTCTGAAATGCCAAGTGCGCGGATTGCTTCTTCTGCAATCTTGCCCATCTTGTATTCCATGTTGAGGCCAGTCTGGGACATGATCTGTAGCATGTTCATCCACGTCTCAGCGTTTCGTGTTGGCTCCACGGGTAGCGTGCCATCGATAACGAGATAGTCGATCTTGCCTTGCAGGTCTTTAGCGCCATAGTCGATGTAGCCATCCTGAACCAAGTCAGCTAACTGACCGGGCATCTTGTCTTCATCGATCTTGATGGAGCCGTTAATTTCTAGTGCGTCCTGAATGTTCGAGGTCATCATGCGAACCATTGGACGGATTGTCGTAGCCGAGATGACGCGACTTAAAACGCCAAGGCGCTGAGAGCCGAGCTGAGTCAGACGTTGGATTTCTGTTGCGGTTCTAACGTCTGGTGTCGGCATACCTTGTTGTGCATCGGATGCGCTGGACACTCGGTTCTTGAGTTCGGACATCGCTTGGATGTCGTTCCAGTGTCCACGGGTAACGTCAGGGACTTGAGCAATATAGACACCATCACCGGGTTTAGCTCCCGGCATGGTTCTCACAACACCCCAAGGGTTTCGGTCAATGAGGTCTGGCACCATCACCTGTGTTGGATCAACAAAGATTAGGTTATTGAGCGCAGCCTGAACATTATCGATACGGCTTCGTAACAGCCACGTAGCAATGTCGTGCATGGGCAACATAAGATCATAGAGTGATTGTCCCCATGTTTTGTGTGTGTCGTTATAGAGGCCACCCATCACCATCGGGAACTGCTGACCGTATGGGTTTAGCTGCATACGGATACAGACGTGCTCGTCTAGGATCGTGATGACCATCCAAATTTGTTCGATGGACGGAATGCCAATCTCATGTCCTGAGAATCGCACCCAACATTCGTCAGTGACGCGAGCGTCTCCCAGTGTGAAGTATGCGTGGTCTGCCATGCCTCCACTGTTCGGAGCGGCAGGATCAATATTAAGTCCACGGCCTTCTTCTTTGTGCCAGCGGTGGGCTTGCCAACCTGACTTCGCCGAACCTGTTCTGTGGCGTAGCTCGGGGTGATCCTTTAGCTTGGGGTATAGGCCAGTGTTGACTAGCGAGTTATATGACTGGTAGTCGGTGAACACGCAGAACTGCCACTGCTCCCATTCGCCCCAGCTTACTCTTGGGTCTGGGAAGCATCGGCGTGGATCAATGTTGACGATACGGTTCTGGTTGTCATTGGCATCCCACACAATTTTGGTGGGGGCGAATCCGTAACGGATGCTATCGAGAAGCATCTGCGCCATTCTCGCTTCACCAGCAGTGCGTCGCATCTGTGAGTGCAGTACTCGCTCAAGAATCGATGCAGTCTTTCGGCTGTTGCGATCCAATCCCTCGAGCTGGAACATGGGGTTACGTCCACCCAGTGCGGCCATCAAGTAGGTGAGGACTGTGTCAGCAACAGCTCGCGTGTCTGCGACTACTGCCTTCTCGCGGAACTGAGTGGCATCTGGCGGAACCCAAACATCGTGCGCTCGATCAGCTTCTGTCCAGTGATC